TTAGTCGCCGGATAATCCTGCAAACCTCATGATCTTGTCTTTAGCCCAGAGGTTAGGGCAAGATCTTACATCTGGGTCTGGAAAGTCTGGCTTATACTTTTTACCAGTCTTACCGTTGATGCTGTTCCACCGCTGGATGGTAGACTTAGATCTTCCGAACAAGTTTGCGATTTCCGCTGTATCCATAAAATTACTCATCTTTCATCTCCATTTAATGGTTTTTATATAATTGGCTAGTGCGGGTTTAGTATTAATCTTAATTTGTGTGTACTTAATTTAGGCAAATCCCTTGCCGACTTCCTCCTTGCTTTCTCCAATTCGTTAGTCATCGGCGATGGTGATATTTACCTCCGACTCAGGAAAGCCAACTGACAGCAATCCCTCCACAACAAGATCGGTAACGAAATCTGCTAATATTTCATCTGAAACTGTTCTGCTGGGGCTGGTCAGTTCTTCTGCTGTCGTTCTGGTTATTTCGAGTGCTATTTTTGGTGTGCTCATACTATTTTCCTCAAGGGTTATTTTCGATATTAAATAGATATTCTCTATCTACAGTGGTTATTAATTTTCTTGGGGTGATAAAGGGTCGCCAAATTAAAAGCATTGAGCCTTTTGTATTGCCATTGCCTTTTTTTATTTGCTGAGCTGGAACAAACTGAACGCGGCTACCTGTGATTAATCTCACTTCATCTACGGTTTCCAGTGCCAATTTAAACCAGCCGACCGAAGTATCAGAAGGGACTAACATCACGATACTCTGGCATTGTTTTCTGCACTCAATCGCGGCTTTCTTTATCCACGGGTCAATTTTGGAGTAAGGTGGATTGCACCAGATAGAACCGTCACTTTCCCAGTCACATTCCAGTGCGTTATCTTGTTCTGTGAAGTAGTGGGCGCATAAGGCATTACCCGCAGAAGCGGCGGCATCAAGATAAAATTTGAATTCGAGATTGAGTGCTTTAAATAACGGGAGTGGAGTTTGCCAGAGGTCACGCAGTGCTTTTGGAGTGTTGCTGCCTCCGTAGTCTGTCATATTTTATCGCTATTTATTTTTCCATATGAAAGGTTTAAAACCACCGTCTTTAGACGGTGACTTTGACTTTAATTCTTTGACCTACGCGCGTTTACGAGGTGCGTGGTTCGACGACTTTCAGTCGTCGGCACCGAAGTGCGCTAACCCACCTACTTCAGTAGGTGGTAGTTAAGTGGAGTGACGTATCTTATAAACTGAATTCTGGGTTTTTATATATCCGTCAGTTATGTAAGTGTAGGGATTAATTACCGGAGATGTTTTTATTTCGACTCCATCGTTAAATCGTTTTTTGCTGTCATTAAATATCTTGCCAAAGGCTACTGTTTTATCATCTTCAAGCTCAATGCAGGCGGTTAATTCTATTTCGGCAGTGAATTCTAAAGATTCTTTGCTAAGGTGGCGGTAGAGGGGAAATATATCATCAGCAATCTCTGGGTGTGATTCGTTGAATTCACGCCATTCCGCTACTCGTTCTGGCAGAGTGGTCACGTCCATACTGCTACCCATTCCTTTATCGCGTGCCCATGCCACAGGCTGCATATTTCCATATTCAGCTAACTTTTCACGCATATCCACCCATGATTTTTTAAAGGCTTCAACCGTAGGCATTTCGGAGCAGATAATTTCCAGTGCTTCAGATGTGCTAACTTCATTTTCTAATCGCTTATCAAGCCAGCTATCTAAATCATGTTCGTTATTTTCTATTTCTGACGAAAAGTCCTCTTCTAAATAATCAAGGATACCATCTGTCCATGATAATGCTGCTTCATTATCTCCTTTTTCCAAAAAATGACGAATAATGGAAATGGTCAGTAATTGCTTTTCTGTTATCCATGAGGCAGCTACTTCATTCGCCGCCTTAAATTGCAGTTTGTTTATTTCTTTTTCGAATTCAATTGCATTATTATTCATTATTTAATTCTCGTTATTATTTATTGGGTAAAAGTAGAGTGGGATTATGTTGCGAATACAGAACATGTCACAATCAGGATAGTGCCTTGTAATTTCCATTTCCCAGTTGCCACTTAGATTCTGTGTTTCATACTGGAATGCGACAGGCAGAATACTTTCATATTCACCAAGTTTCTTTGCAGCTTCACAAAGCTTGATTACCTCATCGCAATCAACGGTTATTTTGTTGACGTCATAGTTTTTTGATATTTTCGCTGCTACTTTCAATCTGCTCGAAATATCATCGAGGGTATTATTTTCAAATTTATCGTTCATCTAAACTCCCTGCATGTAAGCTCTTATGAATGTTTCCGCGACCGGAGCGACGAGGGCATTTCCGTAGGCGCGCAGTCGTCCCACTCTTTTGGCAGCCCCAGCAGCAACCTCGCCATAACAGGGTGGAATGACTCTAATTTTTCCATCTGCCCCCTTGTCGGGTTTCCATTCATGCCAAATGTGTGTAGCCACAGCTGACGATAAAGGGTGTCGTTTCGAATCTTGCCGTCTTTCCTGATAAACGATCCTCCCATGTCCCCGCAGTCCTTGTAGCACCGCGTTGTTGGCGTGGCCCACCCAATACAGTCGTTGTCTGATATGCGGCGCACCGATGCCCGCAGCGCATAAATCAACCGCCGCTGAGGAGTAACCCGTTCCTTCCAGGTCAGTTTGTACAAGGTCGAGCCAGTGCAATCCGTCCCGACTTGCAACCTGTTCACCAAAGATAACGTCAGGTCTGCATTGTTCGATGAGGTAATGGAAATGTGGCCATAAGTGCCGCTCGTCAGTAAACCCGCTTCCTTTGCCTGCCGCGCTGAAAGGCTGGCACGGGCAGGAGCCTGTCCAGACGGGTCTTTCATCAGGCCATTCTGCACGGCGCAGGGCACAACTCCAGACACCAATTCCGGCGAAGAAATGACACTGTTTATATCCGCGTAAATCATCGGGTCTGACATCCTCAATACTCCTTTCATCCACATCCCCCGGCGCTATGTGACCGGCTGTAATTAAATTTCTGAGCCACTGAGCGGCATAAGGGTCTATTTCGTTGTAATAGGCACTCATCTAAACTCCCTACATATACTCTCTGCTTTATGACACATCTCAGCGTCAAACCAGCCGAAATGACATTCGCCAGGATTAATGCCTAATTTTTCAGCCAACCATTTATATGCATCCGTGCGAGTGAGTTTTCCTGATTTCCATATCCGTTCGAAATGGGGCTTGCATCTATTCCTTGCTGCGCGAGTTTCCTTATCTGCCAACGTTCCTAATGGAATATCTGTAAATGGGTGCATGCCTACGTAGGCTTTACATGCTGTGCATATATATAACCAAGGCCAATTACCGTAATCTTTGCCATACACAGCTTTGTGGCTGACTATTGCTATATTTCCATCGCAATAATGGCATTGGGTAGGTGTAGGTAATGGGTCTTTAACTTTTTTGATTGCTCTTGTGCTGGGATTCCACGGGGTGTACATGAAGAGTTCTCCTTCATGAATATAATCCAGTAAATATCTAAACGTATGGTTCAACTCCTAATTGTTTAAACCAATTTTTTATTTCCTGATATTCCTCATCGCTAATACCAATTTCTGCTCGAAACTCTGAAAATGAATCACGAGCAGCTTCTTTTGTTAGAAAATAAATTAGTGTTTGTAATTTTTCGGGTGTTTTCGACATAAACCCTCCCGCCGCATAGCAGCGTAGTGATAGGGTTGAGTTAGAGGGGTCTATCTGGAGTTAAATTGCGTAGATAGCGTGTTTGGAATACTGTTTTCCAACTGGGGCAAACGGTAGATCATCGTCATAATCCATCGGTGGTTCCTGCTGTGGTTGTTGTGGTTGCTGTGGCGATTTCCATGCCTGCCCTGAATGTTGCTGGCCTTGTTGACCTCCCTGTCTATTGCCCAGCATCTGCATTGTCCCGCCGATGGGGTTAACCACAACCTCCGTTGTATAACGATCTTGTCTCTGTTGGTCTTGCCACTTGCGTGTTTGCAATTGACCCTCAATATAAATCTGGCTGCCTTTCCTCAGATATTCACCGGCAACTTCTGCCAGTTTTCCGAACAGAACCACACGGTGCCATTCTGTTTTTTCCCTCAGCTCACCTGATTGCTTGTCTTTCCATGCTTCAGAGGTAGCCAGTGTGATATTGGTGACTGCGCCACCATTGGGTGAGTAACGTACTTCCGGGTCTTGACCTAAGTGACCGACCAGAATACATCTGTTAACGCCGCGTTGTGCCATTTATGCTGCTTCCTTTTCCATTATCATGGATTTGATTTTTCTGAATCCCTGTTTCAACACTTCACTATTCATGCCTTCAATCGCTGTCCAGCTGCGTGTAGCAAAAATACTGTCCAGAACATCAAGTCGCTGGAGTTTGGCGTCTGTCCCGTTTCCATCCAGCCCCAGTTTTACAAACAACCCCTTTATTTCTTCACACCAGATTTCTCTCTGGCGTTTTTCGTATCTGAAGCCGTCATCCGTGATGTCATTCGCAAACAATGTTGCGCTGTCGTGCTGTTCCATTGAATCAAAGTGCTTGCCACCAATGTTAAGAAAATCAAAGTGTGGTGCGAATGTCTGGAATGTGGGGAAATCAAACTCTTTGCCATTGAGCCTGTCCGTGCGATCCTTTTCAACCAGTGCCCGGTTGATAATCCGCCCGTTTTCCCTGTGCTTTATCATTTCAATCAGCAATGAGGGTTCATATCCCATCTCTTTCTCGGTGGCCATCTTGGTGCCGCTGGTGATGAGTTCCATTTTTCCTGTCTCATCATTTTTCTGGTATTCGTAAATCGAGCCTGCACGACCGCAAACTATTGCGTGGATCTTTGATGACAGAAACAGGTCAGTAAACTCTGCCCACTTAGCTTTGATAGGCTTCCAGTGATGGAACTCAAGCTGATAAACAGGCTTAGCGTGGGGGTTATTCTTTTGCCGTTGGGTGTTGAGTTGTTTCAGATAGCTATCCTGACAATCTTTCCAAACGTGGGTGATTGAGTCGGCAATGATAATCGAACATTCCTGTTCTGCTTCTCGCCAGAATCCCATTAAATCCTTAATGGCCCGGCTTTCGTCATAAACCAGAAATTCAATACCGGCGGCTTCAAAGAATGGGATGATATAAGTTGCAGCCGGTTCTGTATCAAACATGGCAACCGGTTTTTTGAGGTTGTAGGTCTGCCATAATCCGACCGCGATTTCTGTGGCAGTTCTGGTTTTCCCTGACCCGGCATCACCGTAGATGCCAATTTTCGCAAAAGCCTGTTTGCGTTCCGCTTTTCTCAGGTAGTGTTTCACGCTGCTCTCCCAATTGATTTATCTTTCAGACTTATCATTACAATTTTATCGAGTGCCTCTACGTAGATATCCCAAGCTGCCGGGTGTTCTTTGAATATGGGTTCGAGTATTTCACTGGCTTCTTCTGATAACGAGTTATCGATAAATCCCAGAACAGTTTCCTCGGCTTTTTCCCTGCGTTCAGCCTCGGCTTTCTCTTTCTGTTCTGCTTTATTTTCTGCTTGTTTCTGTGCTCGATCCCAATTGGCGTAGGTGTTGTAACCGAAATGCCTCATGCTGCTCTCCTCTGTAGTTTGTTTAGTTCTTCCATAAGGCTATCTATTAAATCTCTGTCATTGAGGTACTGAGCGACCTCATTCATTCCCCACTGGCTGGCATCAAGTATTTCTTCCAGCCTTCCATCAAGGCGGTTAATTCCTTCGGGGAACTCAACTTCATTTATCCCGGCACAGTACTGTCGGACAGCAACCGCTGGCGCTAATGCTTTCATGTTGACCTCTGTAATATTTCATAAGCAGTTTCATGCCGCGTTTCCATGCAGCAGGGCGTTTTTCACGTACAGCAATCCCTCCCCATGACTGAGCACGGGTTAAATGTCGTTTGTTCATAATGGATTATCTGACAGTATGTAGAATGAATATGATGACGAGAATTGAGAGTGAGTAGTAAAAGAAACTATCGGACATTATTTAATATAAGAGCAATAAGTGCCTTGGCGTGTAGTTCGGCGGCTTCTTGGGTGAGGTGGATAAGTCTGTTTTTTAAGCGGGTATTATCAATGGTGCTTTCAGTCCAAAAAGCTTTCCAATACAAGCTATCTTCATCAGACCCTTCTATATTTGGAAAATAGTAAGCCTGCCCCTTTTTCAATGCCTCTCTTACTGGCTCAGGAACGTCGTATTCTCCAATCCTGATAGTGCGGGGTTTTAAGCGGTATTCAGCGTTTATATTGTCATAAAACGCAGTTTCTCCGCCTAAATCTCTCCATCCACCCCATCCATAGTCGGTTTTTACCTGAAAATACTTCCACCATTCAGCATCTGTTTGTGCAATTTCTGCCGCTTTCATCATTAAATCGGCGTGAATATGTTTAGCCATTGTTATTCTTCAACCTTTTCAAAAGTTCTGATAACAGTTAAAACTTCTTCTTCCTTGGTTACTTTTAGAAAATAAGCATCCTCTATCCAGTCTATTTCCTCTGGGTCGCTGTGTTTCCCTCCGCCATACCAATATGTCCAGCCGACCCATGCACCATCCGGAGTTTTACTGGCTACTGATTTTGTTTCATAATGCCGACTGAGAGGCGCATCTATATTTGTTTCTATGGTTCCTCCCCTAATTTGATCCAGTAAATCAAAAATAACATCACTGTTTTCAACTTCATCATACATATCATCGATTGCTGATATGGATATGTTCTTTCCGTAATATCTTTCTAAGACGATATGCTTTATTGCTTGCTGTGGGGATGAATACATTGGTTTGTTCATTAATAATCTCCTGTTATTCAGGTAATAAAAAACCTCGCTTGGCGAGGCTGGTGTTTGGTGATTTTGTTATTATCTAACGAAAAGCAACCTGCTATAAAAAATCAGACCCCAAACTGGCGGAATTAAAAAGAATAAGGTTAAGAATGCATAAAATATTTTAGACTTTTTTTTAACAAACAGAAAAGCTGAAATTATTCCAAGCGGCACTGTGATATACCAGATATAAGCAATATGTAATAGGTAAAATAGATAATATGCAATCATAAACAATACTATTGATGCTATTGCATCTGGCATTGCTGTCATTATATTTGAGTTGCTAATGTCGTACATTAAATCGGGTGTTGCTTCTTGCAGCTCAGATAATCCAGACATATATACTCCCTCATGAATCCATTGTCGATCCCCGGAATATATCAGAGTAACTCACCACAGCCCACTCGGAAATGAGCTGCAATCAACTATCTGTTGTAATCTAACCAAGTGCGATAATGCCTGCGATACATCAAGCACATGCAAATCTTTATACGACGTAATTCAGGATTGCTACGGCACTGCTTAAGATCACTGCGATAATAATCATAACGAGCTTTATCTTCTTGAGCGCATAACATTGCGAATTTATCTTGAGTCTTAGTCATTCTTATTCACCTCAGTATCAATATTATTTTGGAATGAGCTGGAGTCAGTTACCTGCTTTTAGCCACATCAGGCGAGGTGGTTTTGCTACTCCCCAGCAACAAAATCGTTTAAAGTGGTTTCACACCTATAATTGAGAAGATTTTTAACTAATGGATAGAAGTCAATTTAAAAATATTGCCAGATGGCTTGGCAGGAAGTTCAATAAATCAAATTTCGCTATGATAGGTTATGTTCTGCTACTGACATATTGTCCTGAATCGCTCAAATTATGGCTGAGTGAACACAATCCTGATTTTTTGCCAGAAGTAGTGACCTATTGCGTTTCTCTATATTCTATCAGTACGGCTATAGTTTATTTCCCGCCAATGCTGATTAATTATTTAAAAAAGCGCGTTCTAAGCTCTTGCCGTAACCCCGCCTGATTTCTGCATTCGGCGGGGGAGATTTCACAACCTGTTCCCTCGATGACGCTTTATGTACTACCGTGATGAAGGTGTTTAATACATCAACCGTATCGAGTTCCTGCCCGGTAATACTTGATTTAGGTTCGCGGTTAGACCAGAACTTCCTGAGTTGCTTCTTCCGTTCTTTAGCGAAGAAACTATCAAGCACGTTTTCCAACCAGTAATCTTTCTTTTTCATAGAAATTCCTCTGTAATTGGCTTTGATGCTATGGCGATTATCACCACACCTCAAAGCCAACTGTTCTTTGACTTTGAACCACATCCCGCAGTGGTCGCGCTCATGCCCTTGAGTTGCTGTCGCACTTTCGCCGCTAATAACCGGTGCAAGTTGGCCTTCTTGCTGCTCTACCGGAGCTATTTGTAATATATGAACCTTGACCCGTCGCTACACAGGCTCACCACTTGGCGACTCAGGGCAGCATCATTACTGCTGCATTGGCGCATTGCACTTGCGGTCTATCCGCTTTGTTACACCATAATTTATTCCTCCTCTTGTTAATAAATACACCTAACACTGTCCGCCGCTTGCCTGAGATGCCATATACCCCGTGAGGTCTGGAGATGTCAGGGAACTGAGTTACGCAGATCTCTCCGCTCAGCATTAGATGTGATTCCAATTTGTTAAAGAGCATACTGATTTATCTTTCGGCTGTGTGCCTTGGATGAATCTAGTATCACCGTCAGTAATAAATTAGTCAACACTAATAGTAATATATTTTTATCACCATTAGTAATGTTGTTGATTGGAAAAGAAATTGTTTTGAAAATTTATTTTGAATTGTGATCGTGGGTGTTTGTTACTTAGGCTGGAGCAGGCCGTTGAAGGCAGCCTGCTATTGAGTCTCTTGGCGGGTTATGACAATTTTGATTGTTATTTGTTCGGCTAACTAATTTATATTTTTACTACGTCTTGCAAGCAATTCGGCAAAAATGGCATCAAAGCGAGCTGCTTTTAGTTTCAACTCACGCAAGAATCCATCCGCCTCATCTGAAGGAAGGCTTTCAAATAAGTTCAATATTTCCTTCTGCTGCTTCGTTAGCTTATTACTACTAGATAAATTTGAAGATTCAATACTTTTATCTAATGTCCGCGTATACCGAGCCATTTCCTTGATTTCTGCCGCTAATGCCGGGCTAAAGTCATCTACAGTAATCTCTAGAATCTTAGCAAACTTAGCCGCATGAAGAACTCCAATAGCGTTTTTTGCGTTTAGTAACTGTGCAACGGCGCTCTGCCCCATGCTTAGCTTTTCTGCTAGTACCTCTTGGGACAGCCCTAATTCTTTTTTCTTTGCCTCATATATCGCTTTAAGGCGTCCAGCGTCCGATATTTGTTCGTCGCTCAATGGGATTTTTTTCATGATTCGATTCTATAACTTAAAGTCATATTTACCAATCACCGTTAGTGTTGACTATATTATTACTATGAGTAATACTAAGCACCAAATCTAACTGGAGGATTGCATGGAAAGAATTCCGTTATCAGATTTTGTATCCCGAAAAGGGCAGGAGGAAACAGCCTCCCTATTTGGGGTCAATCAAAGTGCTATTAGTAAGGCTCTGGCAATCGGGCGGAAAATTACTGTCATTGTCCATAGGGACGGACGAATTGAAGCTGAGGAACTTAAGCCATTTCCGTCTCACCGTCGCATTTAGTATTGCCTTGTATTGCTCTTTAACAACCTGGACACACGACAAGCTACTGGTGAACCCTAGCAAACTGAAATAGCGCCGGGTAGTTACTCAGGCAATCGGGTATTCCCCCGTAAAGGCACATTCACCATGATGCTGTTCGTGTTAACCATTATCTATCTCAGGATAGTTGATGTCTCTTTTCGCCATATGAAACAAACATGACTCGTTAACAAAATTTCACTTTAGGAAATATAACAAATGGAAATAGCAAAAACTGTCAAAAATACTCGTAATGCGCGTAAAGCGCAGATGCTTGAAAGTTATTTTCACAAAAAAGTATTTGAAGTTGGAAATAATGGACTGGCAAGTGATATGGGTATTCACCCCTCCAAATTAAGCAAGGATAAAAACCGAATTGCCCGATTAGCCAGTTTAATGATCGTGAATTTGGGATTGCCTGAGTGGGCATTTGAGATATCTGATGCAGACAATAAACCTGTGATAGTCATTGAAGGGGTATATGCCGAGCGCTTAATTCAGGCTCTGGAAAATGAAGGAAAGGTAAAAAGAAAAACCCCAGTTGCGGTAACAACTGAGGCTTCAGAAATGCAAATTGAGATGTCAATTTAACGACAAGGGGAAGTATGCAGTGTTCCCCTCAGAACAACATTTCACGGAAGTAATTATACATGAAAATCAAATTCAATGGTAGGGAGTTCATTCATGAACGTAGTTAAACGAGTGGACTTCACTAATAAAATAATTCTGCCGGAACAACCGGAGGTTCAGGTGGCTGATCTTTCAGATGGGTATATGAAAGTAGCCAATAAAATACAACAACTCAAACCCCGTCTAAGATTATCGGGGCGGGAATGGCAGTGCTTTGAGGCTGTTATTTGGCTAACTTACGGATGGAATAAAAAACAAGATAGGGTAACTAACACTGTCTTGTCTGAGCTGACTGGATTAGGTGATACACATGTTTCTGATGCAATTAAATCCCTTGCAGAGAGGAAAATTATTTTTAGTCATAAGCAAGGAACGATGAAATTAGTCGGTGTAAATACTGAGCTTTCTGAGTGGATTTTAGACAAAAAGAAAACGGGAAAAACCTTCCCGAAAACGGGAAAATCTTTCCCGAATTCAGGAAAAGTCTTCCCGAAAACGGTAGACACCCAATACAAGAACAATAACAATATTAATAATACGTCTGAGAATTCTGGCGAATCCTCAGGATCGTCAATTCAAAATCAATTATCTCCACGGCCTGATGCAGCCATCAGCACTCCCAAAGGTGACAAATGGGGAACCGCTGAAGACCTGAAAGCTGCCGAATGGATTTACGAGAAAATTCTGGTTGCCCGACCGAATACCAAAACCCCTAACTGGGCGGCATGGGCCAATGATATTCGCCTGATGAGGCAAGCCGATAACCGAACCCATGCGGAGATCTGCCACCTGTTCAAGTGGGCGAATCAGGATTCATTCTGGTACTGCAACATCCTGTCCCCTGCCAAGCTACGGGAAAAGTGGGATACGCTCGAAGCACAGAGCACGCAGCCCAACCGAAAACCCACCACTCACGCCACCGCTGAAACCTCCGGCAACTGGAACACGGCTGAAGCATGGGAGGGATTTCTATGAATCGCAACCTGGTTACCGCCATTAAAAATCGTGATGGTGCGGCACTGTCTCAACTGTCAGCGGGGCAACAGCCTAACCGCCAGCCCGTGGTGAACGAGAATGCCGAGCGGTTGGTTAACGTGCTATTCGAGAACCTGAAGCAGGTCTTTCCTGCTGCGACGCAAACTAATCTGCGAAACGCTTCCGATGAGACACTGGCTAAACAGCAATGGATCGCCGCCTTCGCTGAGAACGGTGTTCGCACCAAGGAACAAATTTCTGCGGGTATGCGTCAGGCCCGTGCCAGTGAGTCCCCGTTCTGGCCTTCGCCGGGACTGTTTGTGACATGGTGTAAACAGGGAGAGGCTATCGCCATTGGATTACCCACTGAAGATGAGCTGTACGAGGTGTTCCGCGATTATTGCCAGCACCGTGGTTGGGGAAATTACGAATGGCCGTCCAGTGCGTGTTATTGGATGGTGACAAAAATTCATGCTGAAATGATGCGTCAAAACCTCACTGACTCTGAAGTAAAAAAGCTCTGTGGCCGTGAATTGAAGGTGATGGCGAAGCGGATTCAGGCAGGCGAGAAAATACCTGAACCTATTACTCAGATTGAGGAAAAATACACGCCGTCTGATGAGGGTTCTGTGATAAGCAGCTTGTGGCTGATAAAGAGAGCCTTAGGCTGCAATTTATCCCGTCAAGAGTACGAGCACCAGTTCTACAACGAAAGACTAAAAGCCCTCAGAAAATAACCGGTCAAAAGGAAACCAATATGAACTTTTTCAAAAATGCGATCGTATATCGTATGGCTCGTGACATTCAAATTTCAGCGGAAACACTGGAAACGCAATTATCCACATTGGCATTCACCCCGTGTGGCAGTCAGGACATGATGAGAGTGGGCTGGATTTCTCCGATGGGTTCTCACGGTTTGGCACTCACTCATGCAACAGGGGATCAGATTCTGATTTGTATGCAGCGCGAAGAGAAAATATTGCCCTCATCGGTCATCAAAAAAGAGCTGCAGGGCAAGATTGAGAAATTGGAAGGTGAGCAGCATCGGAAACTGAAAAAGGCCGAGAAAGACGCGCTGAAGGATGAAGTGATCCACACCCTATTACCACGGGCATTCAGCAGGGAATCACAAACCTATCTCTGGATAGATTTAGGCAATTTGCGCATTGTTGTGGATGCCAACAGCGCCAGACGAGCCGAAGATGCGCTGGCGCTTCTGAGAAAAGCGTTAGGCTCACTGCCGATAACGCCAGTCATGTTATCCAATCCGATTGAATTGACACTCACCGACTGGGTAAGCAACGGTGAATTACCCGCAGGGCTGGCATTACAGGATGAAGCAGAACTGAAAGCCGTGCTGGAAGCAGGCGGCCTTATCCGCTGCAAGCAGCAGGATTTGTTTTCAGATGAAATTGCCACGCATATTGAATCCGGTAAGTACGTGACCAAGTTGGCACTGGAGTGGGAAGAACGTATTCAGTTCACGTTATCCGATGATTTCGCCATCAAGAAAATCAGGTTCAGTGACGCATTGAAAGAACAGAACGACGATATTGATCGTGAAGATTTCGCCCAGCGTTTTGATGCTGATTTTGTGTTATTCACGGGTGAGTTATCCAGAATGTTAGACAGTCTGATTGACGCACTCGGCGGTGAAACCCAATAAACCCCACAAGAAGGACTTTTGAAATGAAACTAAAAACAAGTGAACTGACAGGCAGGGCATTGGATTTTTCTGTAGCTCAGGCGATTGGCATGGATATTTATATATGTGGTCGTGCTAGTGATGACGAATATGGATGGATTGGTTATAAAAAATCATTCGGATTAATTCAGGATAGCGTGGATGTTGCAGTGGCGGCGTTTGAGAAACCCGTTATTACGGTTGGCTTTTGCGGTGAGATATGCATTGAGTCTCAGACAAAATCTCAAAAGTATTCCCCATCAACCAATTGGGAACAGTGCGGGCAATTGATTGATATATTCGGGATGGAACTCACCAATGAATTAGTCAATGATACATGGAGATATTACGCAACATGCCCACATTTGATGGGTGAATATCAACATGGTGATACACCAAAGATAGCTATCTGCCGCGCTGTAGTCGCTGCCGAGTTAGGCAATGAGGTTGATATCCCTGATGAGCTATTGGAGGGGGAATGACAGATAAACTCAATCCGTGCCCATTTTGTAATAGTAAGCGCACAGAAATGAGCGCGTATGCAGAAGACACGTGGTTTTTTGTGCAATGTATTGACTGTAATGCTAATGGGCCAGAAAGCCATGATCATGATTCTGCAATTCAGGCATGGAACCAGAGGGCAAATAACGATGAGTAAACTCAAATGCAGCCGGTGCAAGAAAATATCAGACCGTAGGAATTTATTTGAGGCTAAGGCTAAATACAGTTATAGCGTTCTGGTCTGCCCTAATTGCCGTAGTCAGTCATTTTCACCAGTTGAGGAAGATAACGATGACAAGAGCAGCGATTGATCGGGCAAACAATGCCGCTAAACATGATTATTCATGGTCAAAGTCATGTGGGGGCCACATTTGTTCTAAATGTGGAACCGCCGAGCATCGTAGCGGCTGGTATTACTGGGCTGGGTATAAATCTAAATCTGAGCCGCCATGTGCATACAATCCGCAAATTGATAGTGCAGAAATGAGGAACTGGTGTGCAGAAAACGCAACCTATGAAAGTCTATAACGGAGATTAGATGGACAAGCAGACATTTCTGCTACGAAATGCGCGAATACTCAATAACCTGAAAGCCACTTTAGATACTCTCTCCCTCAGTGACGAATTTCCTCTTCAAGTCACCATATCAGACTCAAGCCGAACACTACCGCAGAACGACAAGTTCCATGCGTTATGTGGTGACGTCTCGAAACAGGGCATTGAGTGGGCGGGCAGCACATGGAAGCTGCCGGAATGGAAATGTATTTTTGTCTCCGGTCACGCCAAAGCCACCGGGAAAGAGGGGCAGTTAATCGAAGGCATTGAAGGTGAGCCGGTGCCATTGGCAAGAGAAAGCACCGCCAGAATGAGCGTAAAGCGCATGAGCAGTTTAATTGAATATTCACAGGCATGGGCTGTCTGTCAGGGCGTAAAACTCACAGAGACACGCTACGCGCTGAATTATTACGGGCATAAGATTTAACCTAACTGGAAGGAAACGCAATGAAATTAGAAAAAGGCAAAATTTACGATGTGGAAGATGATTATTACCTGCAGCACAGCCGGGCTGAATATCACTCAACCCGATACCGCGAATCGGATAACGAGCCACTGCACGACATGATCATCCGATGCGCCAATGAGGATTTGATGGTCGGCCTGTTTACGACGGATAAGATTATCGGGTTAGCCAAAATTCAGGAAATTTAGGGGGTAAATGCAGTCCCTCACTTGAATAGTCATCACGGTAATGATGAGAGTAGTCTCAGGGAGATAAAATGAAACAGAAAAGCTATCGCAGTAAAAAATGGCTGGCTGCCGTTGGTCAGATTGAATGCTGTGTCCGGTGTGGGCAATACGGCGTTCAGGTCGCCCACAGAAATGAGGGCAAAGGCATGGGGTTGAAGGTGGATGACAGCCTGACCGCAGCACTGTGTCCCGCCTGCCATTATGCCATCGATAATGGCGCTGACATGAGCAAAGAGGAACGCAGGCACGAGATGGACAGGTCGATTGTCCTGACGATCAAAGAGCTGACGAGGCGGGGACTGGTTGGCGCACTATGAAGACTTACCGCTTAAAACTGCCGTGGCCGCCGACAATTAATCATTATTGGAAACACTCAAGGTGGGGTCACTACATCACAGAGAAGGGCAAAGATTACCGACAGAACATCATCACACTCATCAAGCAGCAGGACTTAGACATCCTCACCCCCTCCCGCATCAGAATAACAATCACTGCACACCCTCCAGACCGACGCCGAAGAGATATCGATAACCTGCCCAAAGCGGTCTTCGACTCACTGACACATGCCCATTTCTGGGTTGATGATGAGCAGATTGATGATATGCGGATCACGCGGGGCGAATTGATTAAAGGCGGCTGTCTTGATGTCCAGATATGGGAACTGGATTAATGGAATTCACAGACTTACACATAGCAATTGAAGAAGCGCGGTATCTCCACGCAATAACAAGAAAAAATCATGTGGTTTTGCAGTGTGAACACGCCCGACTGAGAGTGATTCAGGCACGCAAAACAAGAACCACAGGCCACTCAGTCATGTTCTCAACCAAATACGATAAACAGCATTCAGTATTGCGGGGGTAAAATGAGTCACATCAGGGAAAAGCAGCTAACAAAACCACAGCAGGACTGGATTGATAACTGGTTAAATTTGTGGGGGGCATGGGTTCACAGTGGCAGAATCGATAAGCGCCAGATAAACATGATTTATAAGTTCATGATGACTGTTGAGCCTCGCAAGGGGCAAGACCGCCCTGTGTGCAATGATGATGATGGTATGTTGATTTCTCAGGTGGTCGATGCCGTTATGTGCATTGACCAAAAAGCCTATGGGATTTTACTCAGCTACTACGCTCACGGCGCATCGAAGCTGTCAATTTCAACTTATTATCACAAGATTGCGAAACCCCGCAGAATGATGACGCGCTCTGGCGGGCGCTTAAGGAAGCCTTCTCGTGGGACATGTCGCCGTGAAGTGGATGAAATTCTGGCAGCCAGTGTTTACCTATTATATCAGCCTCTGCAAAATGCATTTAATTCACGTAAACGTGTAGAGAAAATCAAAAAGATTGCCTAGAACGTGTTGACACTAATGAGCAAATGAGCAATAATTTTTGGTAAGGTTGCCGTCAGTGTTTCTTAGGTGGCCTTACCAGAACAATAACCCCACTCGCGGGGTTTTTTTATGCCTGAAATAAACATAAGACTTGCTGTTGTCATGGGTCAGAGTTACATGTGTGTTCACGCCGAATAACTGACCAGAAGGTTAAAATTATCATGCTAAAACATGAAGATATGACAACAACAGCAGCCTGCGTTTTGGAAACTGTGCCTCTGTATGACTGGGCATCTGTTGCCGATATTTCTACCCTGACGGGGCTGTCCACGCCACGTTGCCAATTACTTTTAACTCAATTTTGCCTGGCTGGATTGATGGAAAGCCGGGACGATGAGACGTTTTTCAAACGTTGCCCTTAATCGGGTAATGTCTTAAGCCATCAAGGGCGGGGCTTTGATACCTCGCCTTTGCCTGTGGTTTTCCAGCAAGCCCGCCAGTGTCGATGTATGGAATAGCTTGTGAATTTAAGTAGTACCACATTAATTAACGACGACTCGCTGCAATTTATCAAAACCCTGCCGGATAACTGTATTGACCTGATAGCCACTGACCCACCGTATTTCCGGGTTAAAGAATGTGGCTGGGACAGGCAGTGGGAGGATGTCACGGCTTACCTTGCGTGGCTGGACGAGATGCTGACTGAGTTCTGGCGGGTACTGAAACCCAACGGCAGCCTGTATATGTTCTGTGGTTCCCGTCTGGCCTCAGATACTGAGCTGCTCGTGCGTGAACGTTTTAATGTGTTAAACCATATTATCTGGGCGAAACCGTCCGGCCCGTGGCGCAGGCAGAATAAAGAAAGCCTGCGGATGTATTTTCCGGCCACAGAACGCATTATTTTTGCCGAACATTACCAAGGGTCGTATCACCCGAAAGGCGATGGCTATTCCAAACAATGCCGGGCCCTGAAACAGTCGGTATTTAAACCGCTGATTGATTACTTCCGTGATGCCCGAAAAGCACTGGGCGTGACGGCGAAAGAAATTCATGCGGCAACCGGTAAGCAGATGGCCAGTCACTGGTTCAGTGATAGCCAATGGCAGTTACCCAATGCTGTGGACTATCAAAAGCTGCAGGTGTTGTTTGACCGCGTGGCTAAAGAGAAGCACCAGCGTGGTGAGCTGAATCAGCCCCATTCTAATTTGGTGGAATCACACCAGTTTTTGTCGCGCCAGTATGACGAGTTGCGGCAGGAATACGGTTTAATGCGCCGCCCGTTCTCAGTGACGGCAGACGTGCCTTATACCGACGTCTGGCAATTTGCACCCGTTCAGTATTATCCGGGCAAGCACCCCTGCGAAAAGCCTGCTGACCTGATGACACATATTATCCAGTCCAGCAGCCGGGAAGGGGATGTGGTGGCGGATTTCTTTATGGGTTCCGGGGCAACATTGAAAGCGGCGCTGAAACTCAATCGTCGGGTTCTGGGCGTTGAGCTGGAAGAAGAGCGGTTTAAGCAGACTGAGCAGGAGATCAACGGGCAGCTGTAAACTTAGAGTTTACAACTGAACTGTTAGAAATATTTTAATTCCCCCGAATTCGAGGGTTTTAACCATTTCGAGCAACACCTCGGATTGGTGTATCGAGCATTTATGAAAGATGAATTCGAATGGGTTTATTCAACTACCGAGGATTCTTAGGTAGTTCGAAATCCCGACATCGAAATCCCGACATCGAAACAAATTCAATGGGTTCAGGTAGATTGCGAAACCATATAATCATTTATTGCGACAAAAGATTGCGTTATTCGTCAAAATGGTGCATATTTTAAGTGCGCTTCCGAAAGCGTATGCGTCCGCTCCGCATGTAGTAAAAACCGTCGAGGAGGGTTAACCAAATGGCTGTCAGTATCCGTTTAGATGATGACTTCGTGAGTGATGTAAAAATCCACGCAGAAGCGTCAAGCAGGAGTGTACCAAAGCAGATCGAACATTGGGCAAAAATAGGTCGCATCGCCGAAGATAACCCCGATTTGCCGTACTCCTTTATCCTTGATGTCTTGCTAGCGAAAAGCGAAGTCGATAATGGTAAGGTGTCGCGTTATGTCAGAAGGACAAAAAAGTCCCAAGATTGATGTTTATGAAACAAGACGTTTCTCTAAGGCATTATCTAAATTACCTGAAAATCTTCTTGCAGTCGTGGAAGATGAGATAGAAAAAATTATCGACAACCCAGAAATTGGCGAACAGAAGAAAGGCGATTTGAGTTTTCTTCGCGTTCATAAATTCCAGTTAAACAACCAGCTAACATTGCTTGGGTACCATTGGGTTGAAAAAAAGATAGAGCTATACCTGCTAAATTTTGGTTCTCATGAAAATTTTTATCAGGAACAAAAGCGACACAGGAAAGACGATTTAAAATTTATTAAATGACACATAAAGGCTGCGCATTGCGTGGCCTTTTTCATATTTGCCACCGCAATCACTCTAATCACATCCGTATACACGCATTGCGGCTGGCATCCTATTAACTCATGCGGGGTGAATGATGAATATTATAGTGGAATTCCCGAAGATGAATTCGAGAGCGGAATTTAAGAATAATGACGGTATAGCACAGCAGAGCATACTCTCTTTTTCTTCTGAACGAGTCACCATGCTGGAAGCCGATGTTTATGTTTATCTGCAAGAAACAGACGAAGTTCTGTCCCCTGAAACACCTCATGTGAAACTACTTTATGCTGAAGATTATGATGAAAAATCAACGTTCTTAGATTTTGAACTCAGGGCAACAGAGTGGGCGAAAAATAAAGTAGTCGAGTTTGTGAATCAATATTAAATAGCGAGATGAATCATGGAAAAGCGCATTGAAGCACTGGAAAGAAAGGTTGTCGAACTGGAAAAACAGCTCGCTGATCTATCAGGAGCTGTTAATCATTATCGTACTATTCATCAAGTAGAGATTGATGAAATCAGAGCGAAAAACCAAGCAACTAAATTAATCGATGCCGGAATGGTTATTGGTGCTGATCTTCGTCAATCAGCTTAATATTATCGACAATATTTTTGATGATTGGGCAATCACTCTGTGATAGGCCATTTATAATAACTTGTTTTTTCTCGTAGTCAGTCGCAATGATACTGACTAAAACTTGTTTGATAGCAATCAGTTCACGAGCTAGAGGCTCGGGTATTGATTCTTCTACAGAAAATTTAAATGGATAGTATTTTTCCACTATCATGCTTTTTCCTTTATTTAGAGGTAATCAGCCATCCCTCCATTGATTAATTATTTTGGCTGATTCAATAGCATACCTTAATTATTAACTTATTACATTTAACCGACACAGGGGCGATCATAACTCACCCCACGGACACCCATTGTTCTGATGGGGGGGGATTATGATTATGGACAAATACACCAGCCCCACAGCGTACACATGGGGCGCATTTACCGCTATGCTCGGTGCGCTGTCATTAAACGACTGGGCTATCGTCATTGGCATCATGTGTACCATCGGCACGTTTGCCGTGAACTGGTACTACAAACACCGGGAATTCAACCGCCATGAAAAAGACGAGTAAGTTAAGTGCTGCCGTTATCGGTCTGGTGCTTTCCGGTGCAGGGGCGACCGCCATTCTCGCTCAGTTTTTGGATGAAAAAGAGGGCAACCGATTATCGGCGTATCGGGATGCAGCTGGCATCTGGACAATCTGCCGGGGCGTAACCCGAATTGATGGTGCTCCCGTTCGTCAGGGTATGCAACTGACACCGAACCAATGCCGTGATCTCAACGCCAAAGAAGCAGATCAGGCCGTTGCATGGGTCAGAAGCCATATTAACGTGCCACTGACTGAACCACAGATAGCCGGCATTGCCAGTTTCTGCCCATACAACATCGGCCCCGGTAGATGCTTCTCTTCCACGTTCTACCGAAAACTGAATGCGGGTGATAGGCAAGGGGCTTGTCAGGAAATTAAACGCTGGATATTTGACGGCGGCAGAGATTGCCGACAGACCCAAGGCCAAGCTAATGGCTGTTATGGTCAGGTAGAGCGACGTGCTCAGGAATCGGAATTAACCTGTTGGGGGTTGGATGAATGAAGTTCAATTTCACCTCTGGCGTTGTCATTGCCTTGATTGTCACTTCTGGGGCAGCTTGCCTCTATCGCGATAAATACAAGGTACAACTTAAAGCCACCCAAGACAAAATAACCGAAATCCAGCAACTGACGGACACCATCAACTACCAGAACACGCACATTGACATGCTGCATGAACTGGATAGTAAGCACACGCAGGAACTCGCCCATGCCAAGACTGAAATTGACCGGTTGCACTCTGCTTCTCTTGCTCATCCTGAACGGGTGTACATCCAAGCCAAGTGCCCCGTGTCTAAAACCGTTGCCAGCTCCGGCATGGATGATGCAGCCCTCGCCAGACCTACAGACTCCGCTATCCGAAATTATTGGTTACTCAGAGAGCGCATTGCCACCTCAGAACAAATGATCCTGGGGTTGCAGGAGTATATTAGGGAGCAGTGTCAGTGAGCCATTTTGGCAAATAAAAGTCTATGCAAGTGCATGCCTCATTTTTAAACCAAGCTTCAATAATTAATTTTCCGATTTTCCATTGTACAAACTCTACGCCATGCTCCTTAGTGCCAGAATGGTATGGCTTCATTGTTTTGCTAATAATGTAATCCGGGCTTTTCCCGATAAATTGTTCATGATCTTTAAATAAAGAATAAAGATACCGTGCTTGTTCTTTTTTTTGTGATGAACGGAGCGAAAGGTATGCCCACACTAATACTATGTGACTGAGTAAGACGCCTGTATTAATCATATGAGATCTCAATAGTAAAAATTAACTAATCAATATACCTAATGTTTTTCCAAGTTATCGCATTTGGTGATGACTTTGTCATATCTAAATCCACTGCGTCTCGCTCGACGTATATACCAAAGAACCTTTCAGGATAAGCCTTGAGGAATGCCAGCAGTGGTCTGGTTAACCCTCTTTGGGCTGGTTATTCCTGAGCGCAAGGTTTATCACTAAAAGGAACTTAACCATGAGTTACCCAGCTATCGTTATTGAAAACATTCATGTTCGTAGTAATGAGCATGGCACCTACAACCTTAATGATTTACATAAGGCTGCAATCGTAGGAGGGTTAGCGCAGACATGGCAGAAACCGAGTCAGTTTTTGCAAAGTGATGGTGTTCGGGAATTTGTTGAGGAAGTGACCAAGGTGCTAAAAAACACCTTGGAACAAAATCAAATACTTAGAAAGATTCACGGCGGTAACGAACGGGGAACATGGGCACATGAACTCATTGCTCTACGCTATGCCGCTTGGCTCTCCCCTGCCTTTGAAGTGAAGGTTTACCAAACTTTCCGTGCTTTTATTCTTGGTCACTTGGGTAAATTTGCTCAGGCTAATCGACTTGAACTGGAGTATCAAAGTAAGAAGCGCAGAGTCAGCACCGCAGCGAGGATCATGAATGGCTGGGGCGTGGGTGGTGAGAAGCAAAGAATTGAGTCCGCAAGGGCGCAACTGGCTAATGAAATGCAGGTGTTGATCCCCGACCTTGGGGGCGCGAAAGCATGAATATGCCAACCCATGAGTTTTTATGCTGGCGTGTTGCCGAAGCCTACTGCTATCACCTAATGAAAATCAATCAGAGCCTTGTGTATCGACATCTGTTTGGTGATATACAGATCAACCAGCACTTCATTGCGGGTCTGCTTGATGGGCGGTTAAGTGAAAAGCTCAGTCCCCGTAGTCAGGCATTGTTTTACGATAGATTGCTTGAACCCTACGATAAAAAAATCTGCGAACGCGTGGTCTTTATCGGTGGGAAAGCTCCGGGACTGAGTAGACGCGGGAAGCATTACATGAATGCTTTCCTGCATCAGTTTGGCATGATGCTAATGGATATTGGTATTAGAGAGAAAAACGGACTTTATCGCTTGCCGACTGATGAAGAAATCATTTTATAGAACTACACAAAGCCTCCACAAACGGGTGCTTGATAGCGTTTTGCTTATTACTTTTCAAATTGAATGAATTTCATAAAAGTCTAATATTCACGTTCTCATAAAATATAAAGGGAAATTAGTATGGAAGAAGCACTGAAAAAATTTAACTCATGGCTGAAGATTGATACTTGGCACACAGGACATCCTCTTGATGAAGCGAGATTTTTAAAATCCGCTTATGGTGCATTAATAGCTAAGAGAGATCTGGATTCCGAAACATTGCGTGATTATATAGTTAATTTTGTGAATGAAACTTCTAAGCTAAATGAACGTTTTCTTGAAGAAAGAGCTGAAGAATACGCGTCAAAATTTGATGTGATATCTGAATTTGTCAGGGTAAATTCATTATAAATAGCGATATACAAAGATTGATTTAATCATAATGCCTGCATAAAAGCGGGCATTTTATTTTATAAGGGAAAAAGAAATGGCACTCACCGACAAACAAGAGATGTTTTGTCGCGAGTACCTCGTTGATTTGAACGCCACACAAGCGGCCATTCGTGCGGGGTACAGCGAGAAGACTGCAAACCGCACTGCGTCTGAGAACTTGTCAAAACCTGATATTCAATCACGCATTGCTGAACTCAAAGCTGAACGCAATGAAGAGGTGGGAATTAATGCCGCCTATGTATTAAAGCGGCTAGTTGAAATTGATCAAATGGATGTCCTCGACATTCTCAATGATGGCGGGGAACTGAAAGCCGTCAAGGATTGGCCTAAAGTCTGGCGAACAACATTATCAGGTATGGAAGTGTTGGAAATAGGGTCACAAGACACTGCCGCTCTACTCAAGAAAATCAAATGGCCGGACAAAGTGAAGAACCTTGAGCTGCTCGGTAAGCACATTGCTGTTCAGGCATTTAAAGAACAGGTTGATCAAAATGTGGTGGCTACACACAACATCATGCCGGTTCCTGCTTGCGATAGCGTCGATGATTGGGAAAAAGTGGCTCAGAAACAGCAGGGCGAGGTATTGGGTGGATGAATTACAATGTGGTTTGGAAACCGCTACCCGGCTCACAGTCGTTAGCATTAAGTTGCCCGTGTAACGAAATTCTGTATGAAGGTACACGAGGCCCCGGCAAAACAGCCGCACAACTAGCCCGCTTTCGACGCAATGTCGGCGTGGGATACGGTTCATTCTGGCGTGGTGTTATTTTCGATACTGAATACAAAAACCTTGCGGACATCATAACTCAATCCAAGCGTATGTATCGCTTATTTAAGGATGGTACGCGTTTTTTGGCGTCGGCATCTGAATTACGTTGGGTATGGCCAACGGGTGAAGAGTTGTTATTTCGGTTTGGTAAAGAGGCTGATGACTACTGGGACTACCACGGGCAGGAATTCCCTTTTATCGGCTTTAACGAATTAACCAAACAGAAGTCTCCTGATTTCTATGAAGCGATGTTTTCGTGCCGCCGTTCATCATTCAGACCAGAAGATTATCCGCTTGAAGACGGTTCTTTGTTAAAGCCTATCCCGCTGGAAACATTCAGTACAACCAATCCATTTGGTATCGGTCACACATGGGTTAAGAAACGGTTTATCGAACCTGCACCGCGTGGAACGGTTATCCGTGAAACGCAAAAGGTGTTTAACCCGCAGACAGAACGAGAAGAAGACATCACCCTGACCCGTGTTGCTGTTCATGGCTCTTTCAAAGAAAACCCTTACCTAGACCCGCAGTACATCGCCACATTGATGAACATCAAAGACCCCAATCGAAGAAAGGCATGGGTTGAAGGCTCTTGGGATGTCACCAGCGGTGGACGCTTTGACCATCTGTGGAATGCCAATCATCACGTTATCAAGCCATTCAAAATACCGGATAGCTGGACAGTTGATCGTTCTCACGACTGGGGGGAATCAAAGCCGTTTGCCAATCTGTGGTGGGCTGAATCTGACGGGACAGCAGCAACACTGCCTGATGGGCGTCAATTTTGCCCGCCATCAGGATCATTAATTTTGATAGGCGAGTGGTACGGTTGCCCGCCAGATGAACTGAATAAAGGCCTCAATATGTCATCGACCAATGTAGCCAAGGGGGTGAAGTGGATTGATAGCCGCCTGATGGGTGAAGATGTTGCAGAACCTGACGAAATTAAACAGGGCAGTAAGACACAAGGCCAGTTAAATATGATGCCCGGTATCTGCAAAAAAGTGAGCACGGGTCCCGCTGACAGTTCCATTTTCAACACAGGAGATAATGAGGACTCCATTGCGCAGAAGATGGAAAAACAGGGCGTGAAGTGGCTGGAGGCCAATAAAAAGCCCGGTTCTCGCATCAATGGTGCCTCAATCTTTGCGGATATGCTGGAGGCAGTCATTGAGGGCAAGCAATCAGAATCAGGCCTACCGGAAAAGCCCGCGTTCTATGTATTCGACCATTGTAGAGGCTGGATAAGCCGTATCCCCGTCTTAGTGCGTGACACTAAAAATCCTGATGATGTTGATACCGAACAGGAAGACCACGATTGGGATGCAACGCGGTATCGTGTTTTGCATAAACCTCAGCGCTTTACCCAAAAACTTAATTTCAACTGGAACTGACATGAATACCAACGTGGATTACACGCATCCGGCGTACACCGAATTTTTGCCCGAGTGGAACATGATCGGGGATTGTGTTGATGGCGAGCGGGTGGTCAAAAGCCGAAAAGAAAAGTACCTACCCCATCCCGCAGACAAGAAAGCGCGGGATGACTTCAGCAATGAACGTTACAAACGCTATCTGCTTCGGGCATCGTTTATCAACGCCACGGGACGCACATTGAGCGGGTTGCTGGGTATTGCATTCAATAAGCCCGTCAAAATTGATATCTCAGGCGGCATTGAATATCTGGAAACCGACATTGATGGTGAAGGGCAACCGTTGACACAAATGATACGTGATGCGCTTTCTCAGGTGTTACAGCGTGGCAGAGCGGGCTTGTTGACTGATTTCTCAGGCTCCGGCATCCAGTCAGAGGCTGAAAAAGGCCGTCCCTATATCCGCTTATTTACCGCCAAGGAAATTATTAACTGGCGGGTGACGAACGGGAAAACGTCACTGGTGGTGGTGCATTACAGGGAGCCGAAAGACTCGGACTATTTTGATTTGCAACTGGTCGATCATTGGATTGAGTTACGGCTCATTGATGGCAGGGCACATTCGCGGCACTGGTATCAGGACAGCAATTTACTGGTGGATGATTGGGTAGAGCTGAAAGATGCCACCGGTCAGCCATTATCTGAATTGCCGTGGTCATGGATTGGATCAATGAACAATGACCACACGCCGGATGCACCGCCGCTGGCGGATATCGCCTATGTGAACATCAAGCACTATCAGGCCGAAGCCGATATTGCCGAATCAGCACACACCGTCGGGCAGCCGATGGTGGCATTAACCGGACTGACTGAGACATGGGCCGATAAGTATTTTTCTGAGGGTTTTACGGTCGGGTCACGCAATGGAATATTACTTCCCCCAAACGGCGATATGAAATTCGCCCAACCCGAAGAGCGCAATATACAAATCACCGTGGCAGAACGGCGAGAAAAGCAAATGGCGATGCTGGGCGCTAAGTTAGTGGAGCGTGGCACGTCGGCACGAACAGCTACACAGGCGCAAGATGAGGCGCAAACAGATAACTCCGTGCTTTCATTGTGTGCGGGTAATGTTGAGCAAGCCTTTAACAGGGCGCTTAATTTCTGCATTCAGTTTGCCGGGAGTGGTGAGACAACCATCGAACTCAACAAATCCTATGATATCGCCCAACTAGATTCAGCGGCGATGACGGCATTACTGGCCTCGGTTCAATCGGGTGCCATGCGCCTGATTGATTTTGTTAAGTACCAGCAAAGCATCAACCTCGTGCCGCAAGATGAAAAGCCAGAAGATATTATTGAGGCGCTGGAAGCATCGCGTGCTAACTCGCTGTTTTAGAGGTGAATATGCAATCACGGTTGATGTTAGATAATGCAATGCTGATCCAGATCCTCCTTGAGCGATTGAAAGCCGGTATGGTTGATGATGAAGCAATGCAAAAGGAACTGAGGGCTGCGGTGGCGAAGGCATTAGCCCACTTTTCTGGTCAAATTTCATCAAGAACAAAACTGAATGCCGTTATTGCTGAACTCAAGCGAGCACTGACGCCTGTTATGACGGGTTACTCAGCACATTTATTGCAGTCGGTTATCGATATCGGTATTGAATCAAGCCGGCTTGAAGCCGATAGCCTGTCTCAGGCGGTGGCAAAGACGGTTAGCCAGCCCTCGAAGGAAACCCTCGAGAAATCGATTATCAATGTTCCATTGGGGCTTGTTGCATGGGGAGGGTCATTATTTCTCAAGAAATTTATCGCCTCTTGGGTGACCAGCTCTATACAGCAAGTCGAGAATCAGGTTGTGTTAGCCATGGCAGCACAGCATGATGTTCAGGCTCTGCAAGCCACGATTAACGGCACGATGATGGATAAAACGCCCGTCACGACCTCGACGATATCACGTCTTATTTACAACTATCAGACGATAGCCAGTACCGCCATTCAACATGCTCACACTGGCGCGGCCCAGGCGTTTTACAAAGAAAACAACGATCTCATCAAAGAAGAAGAGTTTAGCGCCATTCTTGATAACAAAACGTCAGCAACGTGCCGGGCGCTGTCCGCTAAGCGATATCCGGTTGGCGAGGGGCCGATGCCACCGCTGCATCCACGGTGTCGAAGTCGAAGGTTGCCCATACTCAATGATAAGCATGTCGATTTGATAGTGACAAAGCCAGTGGGGCGTTCGGAGTGGGGAGAGGAAAACTATTATGAGTGGCTATCACGTCAGCCAGCCCAGCGGCAGGATTTGATATTAGGGCCCACTCGAGGGGCGCTGTTTCGTGATGGTGGGCTTTCACCAGAGCGATTCGCTCAATTACAACTACACAAAAACTTTACCCCAATGACGCTCAAGGAGATGCAAAAACTGGCACCCGACGCATTTAAGCGAGCCGACATTGCATTGAAATAACACAGACCCGCCCATGCGCGGGTTTTTTATTCTCCGCAGTCAGTGACTGCATCATCCAGACCCGAGGTTGACGATGTTTAAATTTTTATTAACGAAAGACGAATTTGAGGCGCTTTCTGGTGAGCAAAAAGCCCTGTACAAAGCGCAGGGCGACCAATATCAGTTACACATTGAAGGTATGCCAGACATGCCTGATGTCTCTGGTTTGCAGAGGAAAGTGGATGAACTGCTTTCTGAGAAAAAATCAGAGCAGGAAAAACGCCGACAGGCGGAAGACGCGGCGAAAAAAGCCGCCGATGAACAGGCTCGCAAAAATGGGGATATTGAAGCACTGGAAAAGAGCTGGGCTGAAAAATTATCTTCCCGTGAAAAAGAGCTGTTAGCCAAACTCGATGAAAAAGACAGCAATTTACGCACGTTGCTGGTAGATAACGTGGCGCAATCTTTGGCGGTGAAACTGGCGGGGGACGGGGCCGCGTTGATCCTTCCTCATATCAAATCACGCCTCATTGTTGAAGAGGGAAAGACACGCGTCATTGATGCCGAAGGGAAGCCGTCCGCACTCACCCTTGACGATTTAGAAAAAGAATTTCGTAGCAACAAGTTGTTTGCGCCTGTTGTTATCGGCAGTAAAGCGACCGGCACCGGCGGTGAAGGCGTGCGCCAGACGGTTGCCCGAGGCGGCAGTAAAACCTGGCACGACTATACGGAAGCTGAACGCATCCGTTTATTTGATGAAGAACCCGAGGAATTCAAACGCCTCCAGAAAACCCAATAAATTAGGAGTAAAAATTAATGGCAACCACTCGTTTATCCGATATTTTTCGTGGTGATTATTATCAATCGATTGCACCCCTGAACAGCCCAGAAAAAACCGCCGTGTTTGAATCGGGCATCATTACCCGCCTGCCTCAATTGGATACCATTGCCTCAGAGGGGCAAGGTACAGCAACCATTAACTACTGGAACGATTTGGATGCGAACGAAGCACCCAATGCCACGTCGGATAACCCCGATCAGATCGGTAAGGTAGGTAAGGCCAGCCAGTCGAGCCTTAAAGCGCGCGTGTTATATCTCAACAAAGGTTATGGTGTGGCGGACTTAGCCGCAGAACTGGCAAACAGTGAACCCATGAGTCACATTCGCAACCGCTTTGGTACCTACTGGACTCGCCAATGGCAGCGCTACCTGATTGGGACGGCGCGTGGGGTGATTGGCAGCAACATCGCGAATGATGATAGTGACATGGTGGTTCAGGGCGGAGATGAAATTTCCGCTAATAACCTGATTGACGCCGCGTTTACCGCCGGTGATGCCGCCGACACATTCAGTGCTATCGGGGTTCACTCTGTGGTGATGAAACAGATGGCAACCAAAAACCTGATTGAAACGATCCGTGATTCAGAAGGCCGTATTATCTTACAAACTTACCTCGGTAAGCCCCTGTTCATGGATGACAGCCTGAAATATGACGATGGGCGTTATCTCACGGTCTTTTTTGGTGGCGGGGCCTTTGGTTACGGCAGTGGCAATCCTCATACGCCCGTCGAGCTGGATCGCAAGGCATCGGGCGGTAATGGCGGGGGCGCTGAAGTCCTGTGGGAACGTAAGACCTTTATTCTGCAACCGGCGGGATTCAGCTGGCTGGGTGAAGAGGACCCGAATCAAACCCCGTCAATCACGGATATCGCTAAAGCGGCTAACTGGCAGCGCAAGTTTGACCGTAAAAACGTCCCCTTTGCAGCGGTGTTAAGCGGTAAGCCGGTTTCTGGCAGTAAAGCGAAGGATACGGCGGCGGGCTAATCACAGAGAGGGGCGCTTGCCCCTTTGTTACTCAGGCGGTTTCATGGTTGTAGAAATTACCCTCGGGCAGGTTCAGGAATTGCTGGATTCAATGGGCTTTGAGGCTCCTGATTTTATTATCAATGCATTTATCACTGTGGCTAAGAGTATTGATGATGGCTTACATGCTGCGGGATACCCAGAGTCAACCGTGTTGTTGATCAAGCTCTATGCCGTTGTGTTAATGCTGTCATCTGCTGACGTGAGAAAGACAACGTCAGAACGTGCCCCCTCTGGTGCTTCTCGTTCATATCAGTACTTCGATGATGGAAGAAAGCAACTGGCTCATTTGTTATCAAAACTGGATGTGAAGGGGTGCACCGAGGCTTTACCCATCAATAAACCCCTGAGTTTTGTTCAGTTCGGCGTGTTCAGGGGGTGATATGGCTAAAATGTCACGATGGTCTTACAAGAGCGTGGCGACCGTTTACCCTGTCAGTTTCGGCGGAACATGGGCGGATGAAATCACTTTCGGCGCACCTTACCTTATTGACTGTAACTGGGTATCCACGAATGAAAAGGCCATTGATGCCAACGGAAGTGAATTTATTTCTCGACGGGTTTTCAATACCGAATTGTTACACCAGGGTAAGCCCGTAAGACGACCCGAAGTGGGTGATTATATCACTCAGGATGACACAAGATCAGAGCCTGATCCGCGAAAGGTTAAAGCGGGTGGTTCAACAATCCGCGCTGTCGATAGCTATGACATGAACATGTTTAGGCAAGATCCTGATTACAAAATAAGGACGTGATATGGCAACCAGCGTGAGAGGCATCAGAGAAGCCAAGGCTTCACTGGCTAAAATGGTGGGTGATATTCAGTCAAACAAAGTCAGCAGGGCGATGCACAGAGCATTAGATATTGGCGGCAGGCAGGCCGCTGTTTATACCCCCATCGACACAAAGACACTCATCAACTCAAGCTTTCGGGAGGTCAGCGTTAGCGGCACGCTGTTCACGGGTCGAGTGGGTTACAGTGCCACGTATGCCGCCTTTGTGCATGACCCGAAAGTGGTACAGAAATTCAAGCGCCCAACGGCAAAGAAAGCGTTCCTCAAGGCCGGTTTTGAAGAAACAAAAGCCCTGATTGACGCTGCCATTGCGGAGGAACTGAGGCTGTGATTATTGATGACTTTCTCGATTACTTAGCGCGTGGAAATCTAACGGAGGGCTTTATCGCTCAAAGATTGAAGTGGGAGGAAAAGGCGAATACCCAAACGCAGCAATATCTCGTCATTCAACCTGCTGGCGGCTCCGGGCGGCTGGCTGGGTTAAGTGCGGATGATTACATTGATGTGATTTTAGTCTCTGAGCAAGGCAAGCCCATTCCCGTGATGGAGAGAGCGGTTGAAATATTGAATTTTGTCGCCAACAACCCTGATGACGATCAATTAAACTCAGTATTCAATGTGGGGGGATTGCCATCGCCCATCACTTCAGAAGAAAACCGAACGATATTCAGGCTCTCATTCCGTTGTTTGTCATAAACAAACAAAACTCAAACGAGGTCGCTTAATGCGGCCTTTTTTCTTTTACCCATAAGAGGTTATTTATATGGCAAATTGCCCGGTAGAGACCAATAAACTGATTGGTCGTCATGCCATTATTCGTATTGCTCAGGGCTGCCCTGACAACGCACCGAAACAAGCCGCATTTTTACGCATCGGGGCGCTGACCACCAAATCCTTTGACCTGTCCCCCAACACCCTGACGTCTGAAGCGGATGATTCCAAAGGGCTGGTTGAAAGTGTCGTCACCAGCATGGACTTAACCATCAGCTTTGACGGGGAATACCGCAAGGAAGATAAAAAAGAGGACTTCGGCCCCTTGCGTCTGCTGAAGGAAATCCCGAAAGAGGTGCAGGCCGGTCGTCAGCCGGCCTATTGGGTACAAATGGATTTCACGGGCGACCATGCCTTTGTGTTGCAGGGCTATATGGTGTTTACCTCGTGGTCATCCCAGTTCGGTGCCAATGAGATTGCCACCTATTCCGGCGAGTTAAAAGTCAGTGATGCCGACTCGGTTGACTGGCTGATTGAAGAAGCCGTGACCAAGCAGAACGCCGGCGGTTGATCGGCGGGGCTGAATATCACAAAGGGTACTGGCGCAGTGCCCTTGATTATGTTCAGGAGGCTTTATGACACCCATACTTGAAATCGGGGAGATGGTGATCTCCACGGCGAAAAATGATTTTTTACTGCGTCCCTCTTTTGCGGCCATGACCCGGCTGGGCACCCCCCGGCAAATCGTCGAGGCATATACAGTATTGAACGGCGCGCCCGCACAGGCACTGGTGCAACAGGCGATGCAGGCTTACGGCACGTTACCCGACTGGCTGCTGACCCATATGCATAAGCCGGTATTTGGTCGTCCGGTCTTATCGACCGCAATGGCGGTGATACAGGCCTGCTGTGAAGAGGACACTGACGCCCTGACGGGGGAGTGGCACCCCGGACAGCGGGGCGTGGTCTATCGTCCGGGCAGCATGCCGGTGAAGGATATGATCCCGATAGCCCAGGAACTTATCACCCACGGGGTAATGGGCAAAGTCAAACTGCGCAAACTCCAGCGTCACGAAGGCACAGAAGCCTACTCTGATGCGTTCCATGCGGTGGAATACATCAATGCGGCGCGTACCCACTTCACCATGTCACGCACGGAAGCCGAGCGGTTAACCATGACGGAATTCCAGATGATGCTGAAAGCGAAGTTCCCGGAAGAAAAAGGCTTCACCCGTGAAGAATACGACGCGGTGATTGAGGCCGATGATAAACGCACCCGTGAATTGCTCAGCGGTAAACGAAAACTGGTGAGGATGAAATAATCAAAAAGTGACATCAGTGGTAACAATCTGAAAAAAATGATTATTTAAGGGTGTCAATCTACCATTTAATCAAATCTGCTGACTTATTGAAGGTGTTTAGTGATAAAAAGGGATAAATACCTATCATATGGGTACAAATAGTTGAATATTCGAAGTGTGTCCCAATTTTAAATGACTATTATTTACAAAAAGTGACACTTGGTAATTAATAGCGTCCTACCGAAATGACGAAGCCCCTGACTACAGCCATAGTCAGAGGCCTCTGAATTGCCCAGTTTGATTAGGAATCTAAGCGTGACCATTGTAACAGTTAAGGCAGTAACTCAAACCCTCAATGTGCCATTTTATGGCGTAGATCTCGCTATCGTGAATTATCACGGTCAGCCGTATGTGCCGATGAAGCCGGTGGTTGAGGGGATGGGGATGGACTGGAAAAGCCAGCTAGCTAAGTTAAATAAACGCTTTAAATCAACTATGGTGGAAATCACCATAGTTGCCGCAGATGGTAAAAATAGGGATATGGCTTGTCTCGCTCTTCGTAAACTTGCTGGGTGGTTAGCTACTATCAACCCGAATAAAGTTAATGTCGCTATCAGGGATAACGTCATGCGATGATGTGCTTTACGAATACTGGACAACGGGAGAGGTTACAGCGAAGAAAACCACGACTCAGGATCGCACTCCTCTTCGTGGGCTGGTTAATACACTGATAGGCAAATATGGCGTAAGCAGTAAAAAGTTATACCAAATGGTTCATCATGAGTTTGGGATAAAACATATCAATGAATTAACGGGCGAACAGTTACCCTCTGCTATCGAATATTTGGCGACTAAAGCCGTTGAAGGTGAGTTTTTAGGAAAAGAGGAAATTCCGATCTTTCATGGTTACACGGGTTTTACAGGCCGCTTGCTGATGGAATTGAAAAATGGCGAGGTGCATTGTACTCAGATGCTAACCCCGCAACACCATGTTGCTACTTTGAATGACTTCACTGAGATGACGCAACGCGCTGGCTATCTGATGATACATGAAGAAGATATGAGACCGATGATGAAAGCATTACAGGGTTACAAACTCAGCGTGTAACTCCAAGCCAAGGATGGCTAAAAGTTGAAGTAATTGGGTATTATTTGATGCATTATGATGATTAAACAGACAACTAAAATAGAGTTTAAGCTGTTGAACCTAAGGTTCAAACGGTCTAATATTACCTCAGTTATATTTATCAATGAGATAAATGGTAATGATTTTTATATTAACTTCATGATGTTAGGGGGCTATATGAGAACTGAGCATACCAGATCTATACAAACTATTAGCCACTCGACAGAAATAGTTGATAGGTTCTTTGATGATTGTTTGCAGAAAGAGTTTTTTATCCGTCGTCTGAGCTTTAGAAGTGATCCCAATCGTCAAATATTTATTGTTACAATAAACAACGATAAGAAAAGTGATGCTTTTTATGTTGTTCCTTTTGCGGAATTCTCATATAGGCGCAACAAAGTGAATGTTATAGTAGACCCTAAAGCACAGTACCCTGAGCTGTGCGCAGATGTTGATAAAGCTATAGAGCTGATTAAATCCTCAATTATTGGCTATATGTCACAATATAAAAGTTTATCTCTTCACTAAACCGGAGATAGGGAATTGGCTCCAAACTTCACTAAAAACTATTCTAAAGACTTAACGCGTAAGCCTTTCAGCACATCAGAGGCAATAATAGATACATTTTATTACCTATCTTCTGACGGTGATTTAGTCAGAGTGGTTGAATATGCATTAATTGGTAGTGAATTCGATTACTATTGCGAATTAGTCGAAATGGGGTGCGGGACAGAAGACTTCTACTCGCATCACGCAGCCGCTCTAAAAAGAGCAGGATTAAAAGAATGGCAGATAATTGAAGAATTATTGTCATTAGATATGCATGAACCCAATGAAGACTCTCTGATTGGCAGGGTAGCATTTAATGATTTTAACTTTTATGACTATGACACTCTAAAAACGGGTAAACAGATTAGAGGCATTGAAATACTACGTAAATATCAGGGTATTGGTATTGCTAAGCAAATATATAAATGCTTGCTTTTAAGGCATGATTATTTAGTTTGTGACCATATACAAACCATTCTGGGTGGCCGATTATGGGCGCAGGGAATGATAAAAATTGGCGAGGTCAGAGTCTATGACTGCACGAAAAAGCAATTTATAGATGTATTGACGCCATATGGTCGCGGAATTAAAGGCGTCCTCCCGTGGAGTGCGATTGGACTAGATCAGCGTGATATGGCTCTATGGGGTTCAGAAATGAAGCTGTCAATGGAATCTTGCCACCACTTGGTCAATATTATCAGCAAAGAGCGAATATACGATAATTATGCTTAACCGTTATAAATCTAATCCCGCTAACCCGCTTCGGCGGGTTTTGCATTTCTAAAGCCACTTAATCGTGGCTTTTTGCATTGTTTTGCGCCAACTGATTGGTATCATGAGCAAAATTTAATGATGAGGGGTTATGATGAGGAAGAATGTAATTGCTCTGCTTGTGGGCGCTGTTTTATTAGTTGGATGTGACTCAAAAGAGTTATCTCCAGAAGATAATCAACAAGTAGATAGTTTGAAAACCGAGCAACAATTACTGCCAGCGGCTAGTGGACCATTTGGATTACAGATGGGGCTAACGAAGAAAAATATTGAGGATATGATCGGTAACACACTAGAGCCAACTAAAGTTACAAATGTTTATCTAGTGGACAAATTACCTAAAAAAAATGATTCTTTTAAAATCTATGCACTTTTTATCTCCCCAACGCTCGGGCTTTGCAAAATACGCGCTATTGGTAACGATATCGAAAATGACGCATATGGCATTTCTCTAAGGGTTAAATTTAATGACCTAAAGACATCTCTTGATTCGATTTACGGTGAAAGTAAGGAAACTGACTTGCTATTACCCAGTTCGATATGGAATGAGCCGAGAGATTGGATGGAAGGATTAAATAAAAAAGAAAGAGTTTTACGTGCAAAATGGGAATCTAAAAGCGAAGCTTTGCAAAAAAATAATGTTGGTTCTTTATTATTGAGTGCTAAAGCTAGCGATAGTTCATCTGGATACCTTCTCTTGCAATATGAATTCAAGAATCATATTGAATGTGCTAAAGAGATAAATAATGCTAATAAAGACTCACTTTAATTAAATAGATCTTGCCAGCATGGGATTTTTTCTCACGCCACTTTAGACAGAAGCCTCATTACGGGGCTTATTATTGGCAGTTATCTACACTAATCAACCATAACCTCGCTTCGGCGGGGTTTTCTGTTTTAAGGGGATCGGAAAATGACAACGCAGGTCGGCAATATTGTTTATCAGGTATCAATGGATGTGGCGCAACTTCTGACAACGCAACGGCAACTGGATTCGCGCATGAGTCAGGTAGAGCAGCGTTTTAATCAAACAGGGCGTTCAGTGCAGGGGGCCGAACAAGCGTTACTCAGTCTGTCACGGGCAGCCACTGCGGTCACCGCCGCTTTATCCGTGGAGAAAATAGCCAGTTATGCCGATGCGTGGGTTGTGGTGAATAACAAACTGGTTAACTCCATTAAAACCAATGAAACACTGGCGGAAGTGACCGAGCGTGTATTCAATATTGCCCAGAACTCCCGTGCGAATCTGGATGCTACGGCTGCGTTGTATGGTCGCCTTGAAAGAGCCACGCGCAGTTATGGGATGTCGGCTGATGAGGTGGCGAAATTAACCGAAACCGTGGCAAAAGGTCTGGTGGTCTCAGGCGCAACGGCGGCAGAATCATCAAGCGTTATGATTCAGTTCTCGCAGGCGATGGCTTCGGGTGTGCTGCGCGGTGAAGAATTTAACTCCATGTCTGAGAACGGCAGTCGTTTAATTGCAGCATTGAGTGACCACCTCGGCGTAAATATCGGTCAGCTAAGGAAGATGGCGGCAGAGGGTAAATTAACGGCTAAGGTTGTCTCGAAGGCTTTTCTGGCGCAGGCCAGCACTATCGCGAAAGAATTTGATAAAACATCTGCAACCATGAGCCAGTCAATCGAAATGGCGGCAAACAATATGACCAAGTTTTTTGGTCAATCCACTACGGTTCAGACGGCACTGAAAGCGTTTAATAGCACGTTGGTCACGGTCAGTGAAAATATGGATCTGGTTGCGGGGGCTGCCACTGCCTTGGCTGCTGTGATGGGGTCAAGGATGGTCAGTGCGATGACACTGGCGGCGAGTCAGAAAATCACAAACGTCAGGTCATCTATCGCGTTAGCGCAAGCGAATAAAGCAGAAGCAGAAAGCGCACTGTATGCCGCCAATATGACATTGCGTAAAGCAGAAATGGATAAAATTGCTGCGATTGAGGCATTACGCCATGCCGAGGCTGAATATGCTGTCGTCAGGGGCACCGACGCTGCTACAGCGGCACTTGCCCGATTCACCGCTGCTAAAGCCACGGCAACGACAGCCACAGCGACATACAGAACTGCACAAGATGTTGCCGCCACTGCCCAGACAAGGCTGACCGCTGCGACAAACACGGCCAGCGTTGCAATGAATAGACTGAAAGGCGCGATGGCATTTTTAGGTGGGCCACTGGGGGTGGTGATGCTAGCCGCAACAGCGCTTTATTATTTCCATGACCAAGCAGAAAATGCGAAGAAAGAGGCGAAAGACTTATCTAATACGGTTGAGAGTTTGACTGGCAATCTACAGGCGCTGAGTAAAGTTAAGCTTGAAGAAAATAAAGTCAAATTAGAAAGAAAGCTAGATGAACAGCGTGAACAGACAAAGAAGCAAAAAGTCAAGGTAAGCGGCCTTCAATACTACGCTGATCATAATGCTGGGCTAATATTTGCAACACCATCTGAGAAAAAAATGAAGGAACTCAGAGAAGAGTTAGCCTTGGCTAAGGGTGAGCTTGAGGATATGCAAACGGTCGAAAGTAATTATAAAAAGGCGCTTGATCTCACCAATAAAGCTATTGCTGACAACACAAATCTAACCAATAAAAATGCGGATGCTCTCAAAAACAAAAATGAAGGCACTGATCAGGCATCTGAAAAAGCCGCTGACTACATCAAGCAACTTAAACAATCCAATGAACTGCTCAGGATTAAAGAGGGGCTGGAAAGGGATTTAAAGGCCGCAGAGTTCAAGGCTGATGAGGTGGGCGCAAGCTCTAAGCAGAGGACAGTGATAGAGGAAGAAATCAGAGAAGAAAATCGACTGAAGGAAGCGAAACAAAAAAGAGAAGACGCTGAAAGGAAGGCAGAAAACGCCAGAAAGAAAGCCGCAGATGAAGCTGAGCAGCGAGCCAATGATATTACGAATGCGTTAGCCCGGCAGCGTGCTGAAATAGAGCGGATTAACACCGGTTACAAAGAAAACAGCCTTGAAATGGCGAAATACGATGCCGTCAAAGCCATGCCGAAAGGGACGTCCCCCGACGTACTGGAAAAAGTCAGAAAACAAGCCGAAGAGAAGTACAACCTTGAACGGGATGCTGCTGCCAGAGCGTGGTTTCTTGAGCAGGATGCGTTGGCGAAATCAAAGGCGAGCATGGATGAAGAGCTGGATTACCTGATCCGTATCAAAGATCAGGAATTGATTGAAAAAGAAGATTTCCACAAGCGCGAACAGGAAATCAGGGAACGTTATAAGCAGAAACAAACGGAAGCGGACATTAACAAAAAAGTGGGCGCCTCTGTTAGTACGAACGATACATTAATGGGGCAGGTCGATCCGATTCAGCAGCTCCAGAATGAATATACGCAAAAAATGGCGTTACTGGATGCCTATAATGCCCATGATATCGGCGAACACGAAAGAATTCTCCAGCTCAAAGCCGATCTGACCCGTAAATTCAATGATGACATGACCAACGCCCAGTGGGAGCAATGGAAGGGGCAGAGTGAGATGTATCAGTTTATGGGAAATTCCCTGGAAGCATTAGGCCAACGCTCCGCCAATGCCATCACCGGACTGTTAACCGGCACGCAGACCGCCAATGAAGCCATGCGCAATCTGGCGTTAACCATCACCAACGAAGCCGTCTCTGCCTTAGTCCAGATGGGGATGCAGCAAATCAAGAATATGATCATCGGAAAAGCTGCGAATACGGCGGCGAAGGTGGATGCGGTCGCAACGGGGGCGACCATCACCACGGCAATGGCACCGGCAGCAGCAGCGGCCAGTGTGGCCACTATGGGGACGGCGGCAACGTTTGGCATGGCTGCCATGACTGCCGCTGTCCCTGCCATGATTGCCTTACTGGGGGCGCGTAAGAACGGCGGACCCGTCAGCCCAAACGGCGCCTACCGGATTGGGGAGAATAACCAGCCGGAGATATTCAAGGCTAACAACGGTCATCAGTACATGATACCGGGCGATCGGGGGAAGGTGGTCAGTAACCGGGAGATGGGCAAGGGGGGTAATGGCGTATCGGTGGGCAGTATCAACGTGTCGTTTAATGTCCAGACACAGGGCAACTTTTCCGAACAGGATGCACGGATGATGTCAGGGATGGTGAAAAAGACCATTTATGACGTGCTGATGGATGAACGCAGGCCGGGCGGTATGCTGGAACATTAACCTTCTTCGGCAGGTTTTTTTATAGGTGAAATATGACAAAACCAGAATTTACCTGGCGGCCACAGGATCATTATGAAGTGTCCCATGCGCCGCGTGTGAAAGTGATTAAGTTCGGTGATGGCTATGAGCAGCGTGTCAAAGACGGCCTCAATCATCAGCTCAAACGCTACCAGCTGAATTTTATTGAACAGGCCGATATGGGTCGTGAGATTGATGCGTTTTTACGGGCACGGGGCGCGGTGGAGGCGTTTACATGGCGCACCAGTGACGATAACCGGTTGCGCACGTTTGTCTGCCGGTCATGGACGGTCAACCGCCAGCGGGTGGTCTGGTCAGTGAACTGTACGTTTGAAGAGGTGGTGGCATGAGGGATATACCACAGGACATGCGGATTGCGGTCACCGAACTGGGTCAGGCTGCCATTCTCAATCTGTATGAAATTGATTTAACCGCCTTTGGCGGCGATATCTACCGGTTTCATGATGGCATGAACGGGCGGTTACAGCCGGTGATTTGGCAGGGGGTGCGCTATGAGGCGTACCCGGTTGAGGTGAGCGGGTTTGAGATGAACGGGAAAGGCCCCAGTGCCCGTCCGAAAATGGTGTTTGCCAATATCAATGGGTTGATGACCGCCATCAATCAGGATTTCCATGATGCACTGGGGGCGGTGGTGACACGCCATCAGGTGCCGGAACAATATCTGGATGCGGTGAACTTCCTCAATGGCAACCCGCAGGCCGATCCGACACGGGAAGCGGTCAGTAAGTACCTGATTGAGCAGAAACAGGAGGCCAATGCGGATTTTGTCACCTATTTGCTGGCCTTGCCCAGTGAAACGGACGGTGCGTTAATTCCGGCACGGGTGATTCAGGCGGATATCTGCTGCTGGCAGTACCGTTCGGCAGACTGTGGCTATGATGGCCCGCCGGTGGCGGATGAAAAAGACCAGTCCACCTCCAATCCCCTGCAAGACCGCTGCTCCAAGAAATACAGCGGCTGCGTGATCCGTTTTCCCCGCCCGTTATCGATGCCCTATGGCGGTTTTCTGGGTGCCAATAAGTTAGGTTAATACCATGATTGAACAAGACATTATCGCCCACGCGCAAGCGGAAGGGGTGAGGGAGTCGTGCGGCCTGATTGCCGGGGGGCGCTATTTTCCCTGCCGCAATATTGCCCCCGATCCGGCGCACTATTTTGACATTCACCCGGATGACTGGATAACCGCCGAGGGCATGGCCGAGATTGAGGCCATTGTGCACAGCCATCCTAACGGTCAACCCCATCTGAGTGCCGAAGACCGCCGACAGCAGATAAAAACCAGGCTGCCGTGGTGGTTGGTCTGTGGTGATCGGGTGCATCAATTCCGACCGGTGCCGCGTTTATTGGGGCGCGAATTTATCCACGGGTTACAGGATTGCTACTCGCTGATCCGGGATGCCTACCATCTGGCGGGGATTGAGTTAGACGATATTCCCCGTGATGAAGCATGGTGGAACACGGGGCAGAACCTGTATCTCGATAACAGCCTCAGCCAGGGGTTCCGGCAGGTGGATGAGATTCAGCCCGGCGACATCATCCTGATTTGTCTGGGCAGTCAGACGCCCTGTCACGGGGCGATTTATCTCGGTAACCAGCACATTCTGCATCATCGTCCTGATCGCATCAGTAAGCGGGATATCTATGACGGTTACTGGCTTCGCTACACACATTCAGTCTGGAGACATTCTCAATGGTCAAGTTACAGCTTGGCGGCCATCTCAGAAGATTTGGCCGTCGCTATGAATTAGAGGTGCGTGACGCCGCCGAAGCGGTCAGGTGCCTGTGTTATCAGTTAAAAGGCTTCCAGCAGGCGTTGGCTGACGGGCAGTACCGCATTCGCATTGCCGGGCGGGATATGACGGCACAATCGATGCCGGCGGGGATGAATCATCCGCTGAATGCGGGCGATACCGTGACGATTGTGCCGGTGATTACCGGAGCGGGTGGTAATAGTGCCGGGATCGGCATGGCGGTATTGGGAGGCGTGGCGATTGCGGCGGCCTTTATGACCGGGGGCGCGTCAATCGCCTTGTGGAGTGCTTACACGGCGGGGCTGGCGATGGCGGGGGTGGCGCTGTTAGGGGCAGGCTTGGCGACGATGCTGACCAAAATGCCGGATACCCCCTCGATGGGGGCCAGTAAAACCGAGGGGAACCGCTATTTCAGTTCACTGGAAAACCGGATCGGGCAGGGCTATCCCGTGCCGATTGCTTACGGGGAACTGGTGGTGGGGTCAAATGTGATTTCGCAGGGCCTGGAGATCGAGTAATGGGTAAAGGTGGTGGCAAGGGCAGTACCCCGAAACGGCTGGATGATAACCTGAAAAATAAGCAGTTTCTCAATGTCGTGGATTTGATTAGTGAAGGGCAGATTGAAGGGCCGGTCGGTGGCTTGCACGGGTTTCGCCTCAACGGCACACCGGTGGTGGATAAGCACGGTAATCCCAATATCCACGGCGTCACGGTGCAGTGGCGGGCCGGTACGCAATCGCAGGAACCCTTAAGCGATTACCCGTTTGTGGAAAGTGAAATTTCGGTTGGGGTGGAAGTGAAGAAAGACACGCCCATTCTGCGGTCGGTCTCCAACCGCGATGTGGACAGGGTGCGGTTTACCGTGGGGGTGAGCCAGTTGATTAAGACCGATGACAAGGGCAATCAGGAAAACAGCTCGGTACAATTGTCTATCGATGTGAATGACGGCTCAGGCTGGTACAACGCCAAATTTGTGCATATCGGCCCGGCAAAAATCAGCGGCCCCTATTTGGAAGCCCACACGATTGAAGCACCAAAGAAAAAGCCGTTCCAAATTAGGGTGTCCCGCTTAACCGACGACAGCAAAAGCGACCGGCTGCGCAACGGCACAGTCTGGGCCAGTTACACTGAAATCACCGATACCCTGATGAGCTACCCCAACAGTGCCATTGCGGGGATGCGCATTGACCGTTCCCTGTTTGCCGATACCCCCAAGCGCTCCTATCACATTAAGGGCATGATTGTGCAGGTGCCGGACAATTACGATCCAGCAACCCGTGACTATAAAGGGGTCTGGACAGGGCGTTTTAAACCGGCCTACACCAATAACCCGGCGTGGATATTCTACGATTTGGTGACCCATACCCGTTATGGCATCGGCAAGCTGATGGGGGCATTTGGCTGTGACAAGTTCGCCCTGTATGCCATTGCGCAATATTGTGACCAGCTCGTGCCGGATGGATTTGGTGGCACCGAACCCCGCTTTACCTGCAATGCGTACATCGCCAATCAACGTAAGGCACGGGATGTGCTGGATGATTTGGCCTCGGTGTTTCGGGGTATGCAGGTCTGGAACGGGCTGCAACTGACCTGCTTTCAGGACCGGCCTGCCGATCCGGTCTGGACATTCACCAATGCCAATGTGGTCGAGGGCAAATTTAACTACAGTGCCGCCGCCAAGAAAGCCCGGCATACGGTGATTGAAGTGACGTGGGTCAACCCGGACAACGGCTGGAAAGAAGAACGGGAACTGATTCAGGATGATGCGCTGGTTGACCGGTTGGGCCTGAACGTTAAAAAGGTGACCGCGTTTGGCTGTACCAGTCGGGGGCAGGCACACCGGGTCGGTCGGTGGATCATTGAAACAGAGAAGCTCGAAACGGATTCGGTGACGTTCAGTACCGGTCGCGAAGGCATTAACTGCATTCCGGGCGATATTGTGGACATTGCCGATAACAGCTTCGCGGCTGCCCGCATCGGCGGACGGGTACTGGCGTTTTCCGGTAAAGACGTGCGTCTTGATGCGCCTGCCGACTTTGCCCAAGGGGAGTCCGGTTATTTCTCCTATATGGGCACCGCGGGCAAGTTTGTCCGGGTCGAAATTGAATCGGTCAGCGGGGATAGGGTCACCCTGAAAGATGAACCGGTGGGCTTGCGGCAGTGGGGGGTGTTCTCTATTTCCAAGCGGTCATTGGTTACGCGGTTATTCCGGGTTATCAGTATTGCTGAAGACACCAAAACGGGTCATTACAATTTCACCTGTCTTCAGCATGAGCCGCAGAAAGAAGCAACAGTGGATGAGGGTGTCGATTTTCAGGGGATGCCCGCCACACAAAACGTGATCCGCATTCCCAACATAGAACGCCTGAGTATGGCGTACATTCAGGACAGCAATCAGGTACAGGCGCGTGCAATGTGGGCCACCACCACGGTAAACCGCACGATCACCTTTGACGTCACGGTCTATCGGGACACTAAAGTGGTTTCCCACGGCAATACCCGCGAGCTGGAATACTATTTCAGCGGATTGGATGCTGGGGTGTATCAGGTGGGGGTGCGTGCCCGTGACGACAGTGGCATGTTGGGGGATGAAGCCCGTGTGCCGATGGTGATTGGTGCCCCGGCTGCGCCCTCGGTCATCACCATTGAACCCGGCTTTTTTGAGCTGAAAGCCCTCCCGCATATCAGCGCCCCGAAGACACTGGATACCCAGTTTGAATTCTGGTTTTCAGACCGACCCATTCCCGATATTAACGACGTGGAAGCCCAAGCCGATTTTCTGGGCATCGCGAAGTTCTGGATAAAAGGGCAGCTGAAAGCCGGTACTTCTTACTGGTTCTATGTGCGCAGCGTGAATGAATTCGGTAAATCGCACTTTGTCGAAGCTGAGGGGAAACCAGACAATAATGCCAACGACATACTGGACATTACGGGTAAACAATTTCTCTCTTCTGAAAGTGGCAAGCGACTGGCGGAAGACCTCCGGCACCATGCAGAAAAGGTGGCGGAGATAGAAAAAGTCACTGAGGCACTGGGGGATAAGACACTTGAATTTGAATCCACCGCCAATCAGCTGGGCAACAAAACGCTCAACCTTGAGCACCAGCTGGCGGATATCGCTGAAGGGACGTTAGAAACCACCCGGTTCACGACCGAAGTCAGTCAACGGGTGACCGAGGAATCCGCGGATCGCAAAGCGGAGATTTACCGGCTTGAGCAGGTTCAGGCTAACGACAGGGAAACGCACGCCAAATTTCAGGAACAGGTCAGTGCAGACGTGGCGGGCAATGCCGCTGCCGTGCTGGCGGTTAAAGAGGCGCAAGTGACACAGGGTGAGGTGGTCTCTCAGGCGCTGGATCAGGTGAAGGCGGCCATGAAGGAAACGGAAGAAGGGGTTCAGGACGTTGCAGGCCGCGTCACCCGTCACGCGGAAGCCATCGCCCATGTCACTGAGGCGCAGGCGACCTTCGAGCGGGCTACTACCTCACAGTTTGCATCACAAAAAAGTGACCTGAGCAGGATTGAGACCTCAGTCACCAATACCGAGCAGGCACTGGCAGAATCCCTCCTGCAGACCTCAGCAGAATTCAATGTCTTCAATGAACGCCAGCTGACCGCAGAGGCCCGGATTATCAAGAATGAGCAGGCCATCGCTACCGAATCGGCAGCGCGGGCAGAGATGGGGGCGCAGATCACGGCGAAGTTTGATGAGTCAGCGGCCTCACTGGTGGAGATTAAGCAAGCACAGTCTGACACGGACAAGGCACTGGCGGAATCAACATCGCAGCTCCGGGCTGAGATACAGTCTGCCGGTGACGGGCTGCAAGGGGAAATCGACCAGCAGGCCGGTGCATTATCCGCCATCAGCAGTGCTTTCACGGAACAACAAACGGCGCTCGCGGATCTTGAGAAAACCACCACCACGTTGCAGGAAAAACAACACAGCCAGTACGAAGCACAGCAGGCGAGTCTGGGTCGGGTCGAAAATACCCTGACGACGGTGGAGACGTCACTGGCTGAGGCTGTCGCACAGGTCTCCGCCGAGTTCAATGGGGTTAACGGACGGCAGTTGGCCTCTGAGGCCAAAATTGTCAGCACCGAGAAAGCCATCGCGACCGAGTCGGAAGCCCGCGTGGAGATGGGGGGACAGCTCTCCGCCCGGCTTGATGGCAACGAGGCGGCGATAGTCGATGTCAGAAAGGCGCAATCCGAAACCGATAAATCGGTCGTGGAAACGGGTAGTCAGCTCAGGGCGGCGATGAAGAAAGGGGATGACACACTGCAGGATGGCCTCAATCAACAGCGCGGTCAGCTTTCCGCTGTTAACAGTAAGGTTGACAGCCAGAATACCCTCATTGCTGATCTTGAGAAAACGTCCACTGAAATACAGGCGCGACAAAAGAGCCAGTATGACGCCCAGCAGGCTCAGATAGCCAGGTTAAACCAGACGGTCACCACACAAGCCTCATCACAGGCGGAATCGGCGCTGCAACTGGCGGCGCAAGCCAGCACCACCGCAGGTGAACAGCGACAAATCCGGGCGGAAATCAGCCGGGTGGATAAAGCGCGAGCCGATGATCGTCAGGCTTTTGCCCAGTCGATGGCGACCCTGAGCGCGAAGGTCGGGGAAAACGGGGCGGTACTGGAAGAGAAAGCCACCGCCGTGTTTGATATCGACGGCAACGGCTATGCCATCAAGGATATCGGGGCTGGAGTCAATTACAAAGGCCAGTTTTATCAAGCCGGAATGGTCATCGGGGCGGAGGTCAAAAACGGGCAGGTGGAAACACATTTTGGGGTACGCGCCAACCAGTTTACGGTGGTCAACCCCGCTAACGGCAAGCTGGAATCGGTTTTTATGGTGAAAGACGGGCAGGTGTTTATCAAGGAAGCCTTTCTTGGCACGGCAGTGATCGACGGGGCTAAAATCCGCGATGCGTCGATTTCGATGGCAAAAATTGCCGATGGGTTACGCTCAGATAACTGGCCTCACGCGGGCTGGAATTTACCGAAAAATGGCGCGTTTGAGATGAAAGGCACCTCAGGCGGGGCGAGGGTCGCGCTCGATAACACCGGACTGGCGGTGTTTGATGGCAACGGCGTGTTAAGGGTTAAGGTCGGAGAAATCTAAATGAGTGAAATAGGCCTATTAGTGCATCCCGGTGACGGGGGCAAACCGTACCGGCTGGATTCTGACCGGGCGCAGACACTGAGCCTGATAAGGACGATCACCATTGATTTACACGGGGATTACCGCAAGCAGGGCTGGCAACAATCCCGTCATATCCCGGAGGCAAAGGATTTCCATATTGTCCTGATCCCGATAAAAACAGTGATGGTGGGGCAGAACGGGAACGTATCCGCCATTGTTGATATACGCCTCACCAACATCCGTATGGAGGGGGAGTACCTGCGTTTTGAGTACAGTGACAGCCCGAACGGAAAACCCGACTGGTATGGCAACGTCACAGGCTGGTTCGATCCCTTTTTTGAACGCGAACGGACGTTCTCCATTCAGGTTTGTGGCTACCCGAAGCCGACCAGCTCCTTTGGCATTCAACTGGCAGGCATGAACGGCATTGCAACCTTGTCTGACCGGAACCGGCTGGGTTACTGCGTGTATCGGGGAAAAATCACCTTAGGGAAATGGGGAGAATGGCGGGTACCGGCGGCTATCCCGAACCGTGAACAGTGTCTGGTGTTTGCCCGGACAGAAACGCCGGGCGCGGCGGTCGGCATGAACCACGATAAAGTCATCAGGAACAATGACGTTCCCTGCGAGGTGTACGTGGTGATTTTCTCCAGCGGGTTCTCCCTTAAGAAACCCGATGTGGGTGTGGCGGTGTATAACGCTGCCGGAGAGATGACCTATTCCTCGTATTACACCCCGTTCTTTTTGGGCGAAATGATCCCGGTCAGAAACGGGCGTGGTTCAGCCAGCCACATTGCCCGCCCGATGGTGCAGGTCAGCCGGTTGGCGAAACTGGCCCGCAATATCCGGGGAAACAGCTGGCGCTTTGCCGATTCCGGTTTCAGCTTCGCCGGGAAGACGATTGCCGTCAATGAAGCCGGACGCATGGATTATGAATACTTTCAGGTGAATTGGTTCAGCTACAAACCCATCAACTACGACATTTACGCGATTAATTTCGACGATTATTTCTAATTTTATCTTTTCAGGGAATTACCATGATTTACACACAAGGCACAATTTCTACGGTGTCCGGCTCGGCGATGGTCCGTGGCACCGGCACCCAATTTAAAGACAACCTGAACGGCGTGGCACCGGGGCAGGTGATTCTCATCCAGTCCGGCAGCAGCAATTTACTGCATATGATTCAGGCGGTGAACTCCGATACTGAACTGGTACTGGCGGACAAGGCGACCGTGACGCTGAATAACGTCACGTACCAGATTCAGACCACCGTGCCCAACTCCATCTCCGATGGTGTCCGGCATCTGTGTGCGATTAACAGCCATATCATCACCTTTCTGCAGAATATGGATAAATGGATGACGCAGAACGGGGTTGTGGATTTGACGTTGCCGAATGGACAGACGGTGTCGTTGCAGTCGATTAAGGCACTACAGGCATCAATGCTGGATAAAAACCGGAACGGGGCGGATATTCCGAATAAAGCGGCGTTTACCCAAAATATCGGTGCAGTCTCCGCCAGTGGTGGGAATTATCAGGGGTATTTCAGATTTAAGCAGGTAGAAACCTTACCGAATGAGCGTAATGCGGTCATGTTGGTATCGACGAAAGGCGGGCAGCCAGAAAACGCTCAGGTCGCATTCACCAGTTATGGATGGTATGAAAATTATGTGCATACCGGCATTATTCGTGGGGGTGGGGCGGATACTATGGGGTATGCCATTGATATTAACGCCAGACGAGTATTAACAATAGACCCGGGTACTATCACGTTGAACTCTAATAGTAATTGGGGTGGGTTAAAGGTATACAGACCCTCTGGCACGCATTGGCGAATAGAAAGTGCGCCTGATGATTCAAATGTATTATTAAATTTTATAGACAGGGACGTTAATAGCTTAAATAAATCGGTTCAGACATTACCAAAAGGCTCCGGCACTATCCTGTCGTTAGGAACGAATTGCTGGCGTGACAGCAATGGATTTATCAAAGCGTCCTCTCCCATCCTTCAGATTCACCCTGACGGCACCTTTATCACCAATGACGAATCCGAAGGGGCTACAGTGACTAAACTAAACACCGGTCATTATCAGGTTACTGGCGTACTGGGCTATAACTCCGATAAAGCGTGGGGGGTTCACGGTGGCATCTCTTCCCCGAAGAACAACAACGGCCTTGAACTCATCTACATTGATGACAAGGTGAACAAGGACGGCAGTATCACGATTGAGACGTTCCACCGTCAGCACAGTCACTTACCAGAACGCTTTCAGAACAAGCGTATCAAAGCCCTGATTGACGGGGAGAAGGTGTACTATCAGGACGGTGAACCGTGTGATATTCCCGAAGGTTGCCGGTTAGACGTCCGTGTCCAGATGCCGGAGAATTCAGTGTGGAATTTGAAGCAGAAGGCAGCGGCGGAGAGGGTTGGTGATGGTGAGCCGCAGGAATAACCACCAGAACAGGGGCATAACGCCCCTGATGCAAGAACCTGAGCTGCATTCACTCAGAATTAAGCAGCCCTGACGATGTAGTTGAATGCGACGTTGCGAGGGCGAACTCTGAATGTTGCTAACTTTGCAGCATTGCCTTCTGCTATTAATTTAGCAGATAGGTATGTGCCAACTGGTGTGTACACAGGCTCATCAAAGTCTTTAGCTATTATGCCTGTACCTTCTATCCCCTCTATCCCTTCTGTTTTGTATGCACTCATTGGCGGTGAGACAAATACCCCCGATTCTTTATCTAAAAATTTATAGGTATATACCGACGGTAACAGAGTTGCCTGTTGCTTAGACAGCAATTTACGTTCTGGATCAATCATCCCTTCGCTATCCCAGCCACGAATGAATTCACCACGCAAGTCGGGTAATATCCCTTTTGGATAAGCAAGGGCAAGCTTTGGGAATCTTTTTGTATCGAATGATTCGCCATTACATATCACCCAACCTTCAGGGGGTGTTTCTGTAGGCCAAGGAATAGGAACACCAACAGGTAAGATGGTATATTCCCATAACTGTTGTGTTGATACATCAGGCTTCTTATCTTGCAT